ATGGCTCAACACATTAAATTTACTAAATCGGTAATAGACTCTATTCCTTTGTCTGAAGAGAAACAAATCTTTTACAGAGATACAGTAACTATAGGATTTGGCTTATGTGTGGGCAAAACTAAAAGTTATTTTGCTGAAAAGAAAATGCCAAACGGCAAATCAAAACGTAAAGTCATTGGTAAACATGGTGTATATACTCTAGAACAAGCCAGAACTGAAGCTAAACGCTTGCTAATCATGATGGATGAAGGTGTCGATCCTGTTAAGCAAAAGCGTGAAATACGTGCTTCAGCAATTCAAAATGATGCCTTACAAAAGCTAGTGCCTACCCTTTCTGAAGCTTACCAATACTATAAATTGCGTAAAAAGCTGGCCGAAACTTCTTTAATTGCCTATGACGGGTGCATAGAAAACTACTTTAGTGACTGGAAAGATGTAAAACTTGATCAAATCACCAGTGCAATGATTATTGATCGCCATCTAAAGCTTTCGGAAGCAAGCCCTTCCCGAGCTAATCTTGCATCAAAATTTTTACATGCCCTCTTTAACCATACGATTAGCAGGTATAAGGATGAGTCAGGAAATAAAATTCTAAATATTAAGAATCCGGTTGTTATCGTTAAAGAAGAAAAAGCTTTCAATAAAATTAAACGCAGAAAAGGCCATGTTCGTGCAGATCAGCGTGAAGCATGGGCATTGGCTGTGGCCACAACTTACTGGATGGGTGAACAAAATAACGATTTTAGAGCGTACACAAACCAAGACTTTTTATTTTTACTTGCTTTAACTGGTTTTAGACGCAGTGAAGCAGAATCTGTTGAATGGAAAAATGTAGATCTTCAGTTCGGTACCATCAAAATCGTTAACACCAAAAACCATGATGACCTTTTATTGCCTATGGGTGATACCCTTTGGCACATTATGCGCGAACGTAAAAAACGTGCCGGTGATAATAAATATGTCTTTACCGATAGAAATGGTGTTTCTCATATTTCAGACCGCCGAGCTGCACGTGAAAAGGTAACTGAGAATTCAGGTATCGAATTTACGTTCCATGATTTACGCCGCACCTTTGGCACTATTGCGAATAGCTTGGCCATAGGAAGCTATACGATTAAACGTTTAATCAACCATACTACGGACGATGATGATAACGATGTGACCGATGGCTATATTCAGGTTTCTTTTGAAGATTTAAAGAAAGCCATGAATATGATTGAAGACGTAATTATTTCTGAACCAGTTAAAGCTTTGATTAAAAATCGCCTGTACTTTGAGAAAAATGAATCAAGAAATCAGTCTAAAGTACTTTTAGATAACCATACACAAGTATTAGAATCTTTTAAAATTAAATAATATTTTTGAATAATATGGATATTAAATATATGAATAGTGATTTAAGGCAAATTGTTGAGGATATTTTCGGGAAAACTGCCTCTGCAGATAATATTGTTGCCAACAAAGCACGTTTAAATAAGCTTTTACCAAATTACATTTATAAATATCGATCACTTAATGAAAATGCAGTAAAAAATGTACTTAGTAGAACTTTGTGGTTTGACACTCTTTTACAAATGAATGACCCATATGAAGGACGACATACCTACAATCATCCATTAAAAACCCCATTAAAAGAAATGCCAGATTTTTTGAAGTACCTTTTGCACAATAATCACGATATTATTGATAAGGGACAATATGAAAATATTTTAGAAAATAATCTTACTTTAGAGAATATCTTAAAGTTAAATCTTCCTGATAATACTAACCTCTCCCATATGATTGCTGCATTTGATCATATCCATGAAAATGGAAAACATAAATTTCATGAAAACTTTCTGAAACAGATATTTATTTGCTCTTTTTCCGAAAAATATGATTCTGTACTAATGTGGGCACATTACAGTAATAATCATAGTGGTTTTTGCATTGAATATGATTTGAGCAAGGTTCCAGTGATGAACCATTTTAGAAACTTTTTATATCCAGTTATATATGATTCAGAATTATTTGATATTTCTGATCTTATAGAACAAAAAAATGATGAAAATGAGTACTCTAACCTATATATGCTACAGGCTATTATTAGAAAATCTCCAGATTGGGCATATGAACATGAATGGCGAGTGATACATCCATTCGGTACATTAACTAAGGCTCAGTGCTTACCTACACCTAAGCCAAGTGCAATTCTTCTTGGAAGTAATTTTTTCAAAGAATTGAATAAGAGTGGTGTTTCTTTAGCATTGGAATTAACTGAATATTGTGAAAAAGAACAAATACCTGTGCAAATGACAAAAAACTCCTTTCAAAAATATCAATTAGTACGTGAATCTATTAGTTATAGTGAGATATATAAACGACTTAATTCAGTATAAAAATGGAATTTAAAAAATGTGCGCAAACTACGAACCGATTTCAAAAGACCGTGTACATCTACTAGATCTGTTCGAGCCAACGTTCAGCTATAAAGATGATGTTTATCCGGGTTACGATTGCCCTCTTATTTTTCAAAAGATGGTCATATAGAATGGCGGAGTATATTTTTATTTTTTTGCAGCCCTTGTAACAACATATATATTAATAGTTGAATCTACTACTCATTATAAAATAAAAGCCCTCATTAGAGGGCTCTTTCACACTTAATCTATTACTTTAGAAACTTATTACTGTGGAATAATATTCACAGCATTAGGACCTTTTTGGCCTTGAGTAATATTAAAAGTTACACGTTGGCCTTCATATAAAGTTTTAAAGCCTGAAGTGGCAATTTCTTTAAAATGGGCAAAAACATCTGGACCAGAATCTTGTTGAATAAAACCGAAACCTTTAGTTTCATTAAACCACTTTACTGTACCAATAGCTGTATTAGACATAATATATCCTTTGATTTTTAATAATTGGAAGCCATGATTCATGACTAATTTAACTTTGAAAAATATAACAAATTGAGCTTAAATCTTAAAAAACGGAGGATTATGAATAAAACTGCGATACTGAAAGAGAATTTACTAATAAGTCTTTTTTTCTAGTTAGTCTTAGTATACACAAAATAAGCATTTATACAAGTAATTTATATGAAATATTTATTTTATTTATATAAAACAATGTATAATGATCACATAATAAACAGTATGCCAATATTTCATCCATAAAGCTTTATCTATGCAATACTCACATTATTGATGGTATGGTCTATCTTCCCTTTTTACAGATATCTCCACAGAACAGGCCGTCTTTAATAACGAAAATACATACTAAAAACTATAGAGGGTTGTTCACTTTACTTTGTTATCATTGCTGCAATTCACGGTGATAACAATGATATTATGACTAAACCAATAGCTCCCCTAACACCTTGTATAGAAAGTGAATCAGTGAAGTCCCTACTTAAGAAAATTAGCTCTGATTCAATGCCATTTTATATTAGTTGCCAACCGAACCAATCTGATATCGAAAATGAGTGCTTTTCATTAGTAGACAATTATATTCAGGCTCATGGTGGAGAAAGAATAAATGGATGGGCACTGTGGGAACAACCCAACCTTTATATTGAGGCTGAATTTCATGCTATATGGAAATCACCAGAAGGTAATTATTTGGATTTAAACCCTCGCCAACATAAAACAGTAAATATTTTATTTTTACCTCAGTTGGACTTAACTTATGAAGGTTTTCAAAGAAACAATATTCGCCTACCCTTGACTAACAATAAGAGCGTACATAATTTTTTAAAATTTAAAGATTATGAATTCGAGTTTAATAATAGAGGGAATCGAAAAGGAATGCATGGTGAGGTTTATATAACAGATCCAGCTGAAATAAGAGAATATGATAATTTAATGCGAACTTTATTAAGATTAGGTATAGAAATCAACCAGCTAATTAAGCCTCTTACAAACTATGATCCGTGTATTTGTGGAAGTGGCAAAAAGGCGAAATGGTGTCACAAACTTAAATAATATAAAAAGGAAGCCCTTTAAGAAAGGTTTTAAACACAACTTTTAAATTAAATTGTTTTTTCATCACCTTTATAAGCCACCCAGTTTTTTGTTTTTTAGTTAAAGTATGAATTGCTTTTATGTCTTGTATACGTGCTTGACCTCGGGCCGCTTGCAGCTTCCCTTCTGGTGTTTTCCTTATCTTTTTTGCCATTTTCATAATCATAAAGGCACTATTGAAACCACAACACCCATCCAGAATCATACTTTTCTTCAACTGAATCGATAACATGAACTCTGGCCATAAAGACCTCAATTAATTGTACGATTAAACACAGTTAATAACTTAAATGTACATCAAAGTATTTCTTTATTTTTATCAACATTACTTTGAAAGAAATATTAAGGAAGATTTCAAATATCTCTTAAAATACTTGAATGTAAATTTTAGATTTAAATTATTGTTCCTCATATAAACCTTGCTTCCCTAAGTGATTTGTACCACCTACACCACCAGAATATGAAGGCAAAATATGGTCTATGTTTTTGATAGTGAAGATTCTTTTAATTTAACTTATGATGAGCTTGTCGATATTATTAGTAAGGCTCGGTTGACTGGGCCACAGATGATTCCTATTTTGGGAACGGTTGGTGATTAATGAAAAGAAATACTGGGAAGCCTTATGAACATTTTGTTCAAACACTTTATCAAGCAATTTTGGCAGCTGAGTTTACTGGATTTGGTGGGCAAAAAAATATTAAAGTTGAGACCAATAAAATATTAACAGGTAAAAATGGTATTAAACGAGAGTTTGATATTTATTGGGAATTTACACAGGGAGGATTCATATATAAGAATGTAATCGAATGTAAAGACTATAATAGCAAAATAAAGATTGAAAAAATTGATGCTTTAGAAAGTAAATTGCGTGACTTCCCCAATCTCGTAGGTATTTTTGCAACCACAAAGGGCTATCAATCAGGGGCTGAACAAAAAGCTCGAGATTGTGGAATCGAACTTTTAATTGTTAGAGAACAAAATGATGAGGACTGGATAGATAAAGATGGTACGCCATGTTTAAGAGAAATAAATATCAGCATGAATGCTATATTTCCCGCAAGTATTACCAATTTAGACTTCAAATTACCCCTTAATTCGAAATTACCCAAAACAAATGAAATGAATAATCAAATTGTAATATGTAATTTAGAATCTGGTGATAGATATACAGCACATGATCTGCAATTTAGGTTATTAAAAGACCATGAAGAGAGTGATGGAGAATTTGAAAAAGAGTATTTATTTAAAGGGAAAGTGATTTTACCAGATGCTGAATTTCAAATTTTAGGCTACAAAGTCAACTATATCATCCATAAAATTGCTGTATCAGACGTAAATATCGATTTTTCAAAAAAATTGAAGGGAGTTATTGAATTTTTAAACCAAGGAAGAAAAGCAAAAGTTTATGATGAGTTTGTAAATTTTATAGATGAATAGCCCTCCTTAGAGGGCTTTTACACAAATGCCTATATTCACATTACTATTGATTGTATGAGCTGAGCATCCTGATAATAGGATACATAACATCAAAATCTTAAACATCGATTGGCACCATGTCGACAGTTTGGCCAGCGAGCTCATGATGACAGTCAGATAAAAATTGAATTTTCCCATCAGTCAAAAACAGATGGCATCGGCTTGCTGGATAATGGTCATTAACAAGTAATGAAGGTGTAAATGTGGGCTTTTCGACATCACCATTAAAATTCCAGATACTACCATTATGATGTGCCCCCTCTTTTACATGGAAAGGATGTAAATATTTACACCCGGGGCACTTAAACATATAAATACCGCTGCTCCAGTATTCTAAAAATGGCGTGAGCTCAGTGACTGTTTCTGATTGAGTCATTTAAATCACCACTCGATTGGCGATCCAACCATAAAAAAACTGCTCTTGGCTTTTATTACGCTCACAGATTTCGATGTAACGCTGACCTTGCATAATGTTGAGAACTCGCACTAGGATTTTCTCGCCCTCTTTGCCACGTTTTGACAAGTATGTTTTAAGGGCACCTAACGTAGCTGGACCATAAATCCCATCTACAGAGAGATCTGGCCAACCTGCTTTACCTTGGTTATTTAAAAGATTCAAAGCACGTTGTAAAAGCGGTTTTGCAAAGCTGGTACCACAATTCACACCGGTATCTAGAAGCTCTTCAGCTACAGCAGAGCTAAGAGTATTCACCTGATCAAAACGCGGTAAAGTCCAATAGTTTTTGCGATAAATTGCTTTGGCCATATCAAGAGGCAAATCTTTCATATTACCCTTATAGCCGTTTTCACGTGCTACAGCTTGGGTTATGCCATATTTGGTCGCCCCTCCTCGATCTGCCGGATTATTTACATAACCGCCTTCACGTTTGATCAATTCTTCAAGGTATTGTTCGATGTTCATTTAAGTTTCCTTTAGACAATAAAAAAGCGCCCTTAGGCGCACAGTCAATAAAAAGCCGACCTCAAATAAGTCGGCTTCATAAGTTTAGTTTCATAGCTTTTAAAATATATATTTAAAAAAAGTCGTAATAGCAGTTATTGCACCAGCAACGCTACCAATTACTAGGGATATAGCTTTACCCCAAGCCATGATTACAGCAGCTCTACCTGCATCTTTCTCACTCATTTTCCCCTCTATACTTATACCGGGTTTGGTGCTAACATTTTCCTCAGATTGATTCATTAATAGTTAACCCTCCTTAACTGTTAACCAAAACCCTAGTGTTGGCGCACTGGGGTTTTTGCTTTTTTGGAATAAAGTACATTTCTTACTTCCCATAGAATTAATAGACGAACTTTACCCCCATCCGTTTTTTAATATCAGGCGGAAGGACTTCCGCTGACTTTGTTAAGAAATTGTTGCTGTTAGTTGACGCACGCCTCATACCCGTTTTCCTACCCGTAAAAAAGGAATTACCACCCGAAGGTGGTCGTTTCATAATATTGGTCGTCAATAGGTTTTCGTAGTAGTCAGCTGCTTGCAGTGTCAACAGGTAATTTCTCTCTTATACTGTTAACTTTAAATAAAACCGCCTTTCGGCGGTATTAACTGTTTTCGATGTCTTTTCTGGCTTTTTTAAACTCTTTGATCACTTCAACGATCGTTTTTCCTTCCTGTTTATCTATGAAATTAAAAATCCAACGGACCAAAGCCCAACCGGGTAATCCACATACAAAGAAGAATCCACCAAGTGCAATCATCCCCCATACATCAGTAACCCATTCATGAAGGCCCCACTTCACAATAATGAATGAGCCGCCAGCTAAACTTGATACAACCGTACAGATCAAGCCCACTGCCCACTCTTGTGGTGAGCGTGGCATACGTGTCATCAATACCACTGCTGCAACTAAAGCGACCGCTAAAGTCACCATAATTGCTGCACCATAAAATTTTAAAATTGCTGTTAAACCGCTAGTGGAAACTGGTTCCATTTATTTCTCCAGAAAATATAGACAATAAAAAAGCACCCGAATTGGGTGCTCAAAGTTATTTTAAGTTTTAAGTTTTAAGTTTTAAAGGGTTTGTAGAATTTTCCCTCCATTAATCAGTTGAGTTGTAAGTGGAGCAACTCCAATAATTGCAGGTCCCCCCGGCCCCGGCTGGCCTTCAGTTGTGCCATGGTATTTCCAGTTCCACGTACCATCATTGGTGGACTTGGTACCACGTTCGCCCCAGTTTCCGCCATCGCCTGATAATGGAGATCCATAACGGTCATTTTGGGTTCGATAACCTTTACCGGGTGCCGAAGCTTCGGCATCAGTGATTTTTAGAACATTGAAGTAGCTTCCAAAGTACCAGCGCCAATCTTGTGAGTCGCTTGAAATTGGCTGGCCTGTCAGGACCCGTCCAAATGGTGCACCAGCTCCACCCGGAATACCTTGAACTCCATAAGACAATCCCGTGTAAATACCGCTTGGTGTTGCTCCACCACCTGAGCCGCCTCGAGCTAGAGTACCGCCATCAATAATCAGGTTTAGTTTGCTGTGCCGATTCAATAGACCGGGTGCTCCCTGAAACCCATCACGGCGGGTTTTGGTAAAGTTGTAATCCGGATCCGTTTCCCAAGCGCCAAATGCCAAATGAGGTAAACCGCCATCACCACCACGTCCAACAACAGCACCTTTAATCGTCAGATTTACCACCAGATCAGGCGGGAACTCACCAGTATCAATGGCAGGTAATTCAGTCGCTGCAGGGGCAATAAATTCCTGTTTCGGCGGACTAGAGTTGTAGTCGAATTTATAGACGAATCTGGTTTCTGGTCGATAAGAACTCGAACTAGAAACTAGTGCACCAGATTCAACTACAAAACTGATTTCTCCAGTTGTTGGTAAATCCCCTCTTTGCATTTGATATAAACGTGCCAGATTTATATCCAGCTGGTCATATCGAATGTAAATTGGAGAATCATCAACCGGCACGTCAATAAAGTCTTTATCGTTGAGGTAATAACGCTCATCGTAATTAATTGCTGTAATGGTATTGGAGAACTGGTCAGCCGGTTCTCTTTTTGCGACCAGATAAGGCAATGAACCTTTGGTATCGTCATTAACTACAGTGTAGATGGTATTCACAACATCATCAGGACTTAGCTTTAATGCGCCGTTCGGTAAACGGCCTAAAACCACCTTGTTCTTGGCAGATCCAGCCGTAACTGGAATTAGGTCCACGGTACCATCCCCCATCTGCAGATAAATTACATAGCTCTTGCCTGCAATAAAATCTACATCATGGCTTAAGGTGAGAATTAAGCCCTCTTGCTGTACCACCTCACCGCTTTGATGAATACCATTGCGATAATCCGCTACAGCAATCCGGTCACGTAAAACCAGTAATTCTGATTCTGGTGCCGCATCAAAGGTAATGGATTTACGCTGGAACCGAAGCTTGTTCCAGAGCCGGTACGCATTAAAATGAGCTTGCCATTTATTCCGTACACCAACGGATTTCACTTCTTTCGGGTTCTTTGCGCCTTTATCTGGCAAGTAGATATTGATACGGCTATCGTCGGTCGGATCCGTGTATTCATAGATCAGTCCATCGTAGTCATCCATCACACCAAAGGTAAGGTCATGCTTGTAACTATCCGGAATGATATTCCTGAAGTTAAACAGCATTACCGAGTTATCAGTTGGCCGTTCAAAATAAAGCTTGAGCTTATTATTTTGACGATATGCAGTGCAAAACACGGCATCACAAAGATTGGTAACCAGCTCTTCAAAAGATAGGTTTGTATCATCAATTGTGGTACAGAACTCAGCCGCTAGCGGCGTACCAAAATAATCCACTACATCGTTATAAGTCCTGTAAATGTTTTCAAGATCAATCTCATCAATCGTACGGCGGCCAATCTTGTCGTCCAGTGCCATTGAGACCAGCGCATCAGCAAAGCTAGACGTTGGATATAGCTCTGTTGTCATTGCCCCGTTTTTATAAGTCGGCAACATTCGCTGGAGATCAAAATTGATCTTGCGTGATTTAACAGATAAAGCTCCAGTGGTTGCATAAGTACGCGCACGAAAAACCGTTTCATGTTCATACACTGTGCTTTGTAAAGGATAAGCACCATAAAGCGCCTGCCACTTTACTTCATCAACAACTGTTGTGACTGCCGGAGTCGGAGTTAAACGGCGTGCACGGACACTACAACGCCCCTGAAACGTGACCATATCAAGTGTTGCACCAACGGTCTGACGTGACTTTGCCGAACCCTTCAAAATGATCTGCTTCAGCATCGGATTACCAATAGCTGCACCAGATTCATTTACCGGTGTTACTTCAACTTCAATCGTGACGTTTACTGCAGCCTGATTCCCACCTGAAGAAACGGTATAAAGCCCATTGGTGGCCACAAAATTACACAGCACCCGGCTACGTTCAACATTATCCAGAATGAATGGACCAATCCACTTTTCACCTATTGAACTGATCTTTGGCGACAAAGCTGCAGTTTGCTGGTTACTTAACTCTTTAAGCTTTAACCAGTTCGCATTAACGGCCGCCGGATTTGATAACGTCATTCGATCATCAGCTACCGATAGAACGCTGTAAGTGCCGTTTAAATCATAAGTCTGGCCGTTATAGGTAAAAGAAGCATTGGTGATTTCTACGCGGTCATTACTTACAAACTTAGTGGTTAAATCCGTATTGTTTGCAGATGCCCGAAGGATCTCGTTTGGATATGCAAAATGAAGATAGTTCGTACCTTCTAAAGACTGTGTATCTGCTGGACGGAGAACTTGGCCATTAACAGAAGTTTGATGCTGAACCGTTAAGGGTGGAGTTGTAATTTCGGTACCAAGCGAGAAATATGGCTCACCTGAAACAATATCTACACCTGGTCGAAAGACTTCTACCGATGCACCGGCAATATCGACAATATTGGTTTCACCGTCATAAGCTCCATTGATTTTATAGTGTCCACGACCAATACAGCCCACCACATGCTCAACTTCAACGTTATTTTCATATACCTTGTAAGGTACTGCGATTAGGTCGGGAGTATTCCACCCAGCTCCATAGTTATCAGCAATACGACCATTCACCCGGATCTTGTTTTCCCGGTTAGAAAGTTCATTGTTTGCTGAAGAAGACTGGTTAGTATTTTGAGTCGTTTGTGCTATTGATGGCGTCGGCATTAAAAATGCGATCGCAATACTAATCACAATCGAAACAATAGCCGCGACCCATTTAGGGTTCTCAACTACGATAAAAGTGCCCGGTAAGAAATCAAGCTGCTTTAAATCATATGCATTCTTCGGTGTGACTTCATTCGCAAATGAAATTTCGGCATGATCCATATTGCTTGTAGTATGAAAGATACGGACATGTTCAGGCATATGTTCATATTTTGAAGTGAGCCATTGCCCAATGGTTTGAGCTTGTTCAATTGTCTTTTCTTCAGACAAAGCATCTTTTTTATAAATAACTTTAATCATAATAACTGACCCGATTAAACCCCATTCCCATCACTACCTCTTCAGGCAAATAAGTGACTCCGCTTTCCATGAGGTGAAGAATCTTTTGCCCACGAAAAAGCCCCACATGCGGGGGCTTATTTCTTTGTCTGGGATGGAAGGCGACTATGCAGCCTTCCTTGGGCATGGGCAGCGGATTTAAAAGTTTTAACCGTGAAGATAAAAAAGTAATTTTGCCCTTAGACTG